AGTACCTACACGGCCGGTTCTAGAACCACCGTATTCTCTAAACCTAAAGTTTCTGTCTGGGTCTATCCCCAGATTTCTCATGAAAGTTTTGATTCCATGTATTGTACCCTTAGATCTGATAATTTCACGAACGTCTGACAAGACTCGCCGCCATAAAGAGTTTTGAACTTTTTGTAATGAAAGATTAGAAAGGACAGCATCGACTCCCTGCCCTTCTTTTCCAGCAAATTGACTCAAAGAAGTGTTGGGAAACATATCAGGAAGATCGAATCCAAAGTATTCTGCCATAAAGGGTAAGAAAGTATCTGCAACTGTATCGATTTCTCGGTAATCTGCTTTTAGAAGCTGGCCGAACTGATCCAAATACAACTTCATTTCATCAAATTGCTTGGCCCATACAAATAATAGCGACGCAATAATTTGAGGCGACCCTATTTTGCCGCCTCCGGGGAAGTCTGTATTGTAACCGTATAAATCCTCAGAGTCTCCTAATTCTTTATCATCATCAAACCCTTCAGCAATTTGTGCTTCCTTCAAATAGTGATCAGGAATTAGCTTTGTAATCATATTGGGATTATTAGTATCATATAGCGATGCGGATGTCATCAACTTAGTATTATACGTTACTAAATCTGGGTGTGATGGAAACAATACGGGGTATCTATCAGGATCTTCATGAACCATCGGCACCTTGAAACCTGGATCAATTCTACAATTTTCATCATAGTCGCCTGCTACTCTGGAAATCTTGCTATGCATCGAGTTTCCGGAATGATCCAAGACAACATCTTGATTTGTATATGATCCAGTCGGCTCATTGAAAGTGAAATTCAATTTCAAAGATTTTCTGGGCTCAAGCTTTCTACTTTTTTCATGATCAAGTGCTGACTCTGATCGACCACTATGTAATACACGAAAATCATCAATAGAAGCAACCAGCTCAGTAGTAAATGCTACTGCGCTAATATTGCCGGTTGCTGTGATATTGGAACCTTTTCCTATTGTCATATCTGCATCACGAAATACAAAGTCAAATATTTCAAATTGTTTTGATCGCGATTGAGCTTTTCCGTCAACAAACATTTCAATTCTGTTAACACCAGGCGTTCGATTAAAACATGCAGAAACATGGTGCCACTTACCTCTTTTAATCGAAACGCTTGCTTTTGCCTGTGCGCTTCCGGAAGTTGCTAGCATAATGATATCAGAATGTGTAGTACTAGATGAATCATCCGGGTTTACTGATGCTTTTGTGTATAGCGTAAGACCATTATTGCTAGCTATCTTTTGTGCAATTACTTGAATCCCTGTGGCAGCTTTATTACCCGAATATGCTGCATCTTGTGTTACATCTGGAATTAGAATGTGCATCTCATATGTAAATGGGCCGACCCCAGGATCAAGTATAGTTTTTGATGTTGTATTTTTAGATAGCAGTGGGTATAGAGATCCTGCTCGATCTGCAACAGTAATAAACTGAGAGTTTTTGAAATTTAGAAAGCCAGTATACTTTGGCATTGCTTCAATTACATGCTTCTCAAACCCAGTTAAGTCATCTTCAAATTCATAAAGCTCGCTTACTGATCCGTCAAATGGGTAATTGTTGATTATAGTTTCAAAAGCCATATTGACTTTTGCTTCTGCTGAATTGAAAAATGTATGACTAGAAAAGTCTGTCCAGTCGACATTCAACTGTTGTGTTGACTTTAGTGGATTACCAGGATCATCAAATCTAAATGATGATGATGCTGATAACTTGATTGAACCCGATGCGGATGATGCCGTTACACCTACAAGCGATGATCTATTTTCTGTTATACTTCTGAGCTTATTTGGCGTAAATAGACCAAAGCCGCTCGAGATTGTCTTTTTTCGAGCCATTATCTAATCACTTTAAAAGTTATGTCCTTCTCGCGAATTATTGTCGTTGTCCCTCTTTCCACAACAGAATATACTAGATAGTAGCTTCTTCCTGGGTGTAAAGTAGACATATCCAAGTCAAAAAACATACCATGGGCATCAGTTGATACTCTTGTTCCATTTAATGTTTTGTTTTCAGGAATAGCAGCATCTCCTGTAAGTGAATCAATTACTGAATATGCTAACATGTCATACATAACTGACTTTCGCTTTTGTGGGACAGATCCATATTTTTCATTATACTCTGCATTTATGTCGCGACCAAACAAACGAATTCTAGCGACATCACTATGTTTATATTCATTGTTTAAATTTATAGTAGTTATATCTGGCTTTCTAGATGTAAAGTTTCCCTGGTGCCTGTCCGTTTGTTTTAATGTAATGCTTCCTGTATGAAATGTTAGAGCACCACCTGGAATTTGCCACTCTGTAGTGAAGTCTAAAGATCCACTCTTGATAGCAAAATCTGAAACTTTATCTGAGTATCCTGAACCTTGTCTAATTACAGTAGCGTCATTAGAGTTAATTGTGAATGAAGCCTTATAAAGCCCTGGGCGGTTTGTGTCTGTTGTGTTAGACGTAACAGAGGATACGTTAGATGTTACAGAAAATGATCCCGTTGATACTACTACCTGTAAACAATTTGCACCGCTATATGTTGTTGCACCTATCTTAAGATCTTTCTCTTCTCCCCTCAAGAAGCTTTGAAAGTATATTGTATTACTATGATCAAAAACTGCATTATTATTATTGTCACTAATTGAATCATTCCAGATTACATGTAACCCTGGTCTAATATACGGATTTTTGGCATGTCTAGAGGAAAACCTCTTGACAAATCTAGTTTTTGTATCAGTTTCTTCAGCAGCTGTGAATGATACTCTAAAGCCATGATTAGTTAGCTGTCCTGTAAGAGATGCAGAAACTAAATGTGTTACATCTACCCATAAGTCTTCAGATCCTTCCGTAAATACTTGACTAGCTTTTATATTAGTGACGCCTAAACCAAAATTACCAGTACTATATGCATCTAAATCATCAGCACCCACTACTCCTAGCGCACCAGCCCCAATAGTATTCCATGCATTTACTGTTGCACCACTCATTGATGCAGTAACAAAATTACACACATCTAGATCTTGATATGAAATAACATCTCTTCCCACGCCCTCATCAAATGCTTGGGCCAGCGGAAATACATCGACTGTAAAGCCTTTGGGTGTAAATTGTCCTGCAGAAACTGACTTTAAACTTAGGTACGCCTTAAAGTCTCCGGCCCTTACATCTAAATTTTTAGTTTTTTGAGCTATTAATTTATCATAATCAAACTTCACAAGCAATCTAGAAAGCTCTATACTAGTTTCAACAGTCCCATTACTATCAACATCCAGAGCATAAGCACTAGCAGCAGTTTCTGTTTTAGGTAATTTAGTCTCACCATAAAGCTTATATAAGTCTAGAGTTCCTGCTAAGCCTGTATTTGCGTCAGAGGTTCTATACGCATTTCCAATTATTTTATTTTGAATATATGCATCACTGCTAGCTGTCACTATTAAATACATTTTTTTCCTACTTTGCTGATCCGATTATGTCAAACTCCGGATATCTTAATTCAAATATAGATCCTGGCGGCCCTATAATCATTCTATCTTTAGTTGCATTATCAAAACTAAATGTAGATGATGAGTATTTTCGTCCATCTGTTGAACCTGTAATAGGTTTCACTTCTAAATTCATCATAGACACTACACCTGTTGTATTGATTATAATATTGACAATATCATCTAAGACAATTGGTTGATCAATTTGAAAATTTTGTACTTCCATAATGTCACTTATTCTAGAAATAACACTTTGCGTAATTGTTGATTTGTTGGCATTGGGTGCTACTAATATTCCAAATATAACTTTAAAGTTTATAATTTGAGCATCTAAAATATCCATAGCGTCTGATATTAATCTAAATTCATTTAGATATGCAGACAGATTTGTTTTAAGAGCGTCCGGACTAGTTGATAGTTGTCCATCTGAATCTTTTGATATTATATAGATGTTTGTTGCCAAAGGATTTATTTCACTTTGTCTCATTCCTGCTCTATATACCCTACCAAATTGATTCGGCAAAGTGTAAATTCTAGAAAGCATATCCTGCTTTGTCACTATTCTAGATTGCATTTGTCGAGCTGTGGGCACATGATTTCTAAGTTCATCTAGGGTAGGCGCATAACTACCGCCCGATGATTGTCGTGGATTTTTAACATCAATTGATTGTCGTACTAATTGAGCATCTGCTGTTGTAGGTGAATTATTAAACTCCATGACTAATTCATCTACAAATCTAATAGATGCGGCGGGTACATTATGATCTAGCCCACCACCGAATCTATATCGAACAGTAATTGTTGTTGCTTTGGGTGATATGCCCAATGTATTTGTCTTGAGCAGACTTTGAGGATCAATTGAAAATCTGGCAAATGTTTTCTTTCCGTATAAAGGAAGTGCCAATTTACTAGGGTCTGGAATAATATCATCTTCAAATGATGATGCATCACCTGAACCAAATCGTATGACTGTTACCTTTGTTCGTGGATCGAATCTAGAGACAAATCGTCGTGGTGCAGGAATAATTTCCATATTGCTATGAACTAATTTGTTATCTGTACCTACATTTAGTATTGCACGAAAAACTGTATCTTGCGATAAAGCTTGAACCTCATAATATGTGTTTAATTCTGAATCTGTTACTGACAATATCTCACTAATGTTTGGATTTGTCATTACTATTTCTCTAAATGCCTCGTGTGCTGCACCTATATTAAATGATTCGGTTGTTTCTACCCCAGATATGCATAGCCCTTCTTTAGAAACGATAAATGTAGAAGGTGTTCCATTTGCGTTTTTTTCATTTGTGGAAATTCTAGCAGTAAATTTGCCGGCCTTATCCTTGTCAGCAAAGTCTAGATCGTCAGCAAGATTAAAAGTAATTCCTGAATTTGCTCTTAAGACTGTACCTTCTAGAATAACGGGCATTGCAGATAATTTAGGTTGATATTCACCATTAGTTTGTTTTTCAGCAGGTACTTCTATATAAAACCTCACATATACAGATGCAGGAGAAGCACCAACCATATTGACACCTGCTTCACGAAGATGCCTAATAACGTTGTTGCTTTCAATAGCTGTAAGAGGATTTAGTTCATTGAACTGATGATCTAGATAGTATGACATAGTATCGCCGACCATAGCAGCTAGATCTAAGAACAGCCCACCTAAGCTGGCCTCGGAGAAATCTTGAATCTTTTCCGGAAAATAAACTCTAGCATAGCTTAAAAGTTCGTTTCTTAAAGCGTCAAAATCTTTTGCAACAAAATTTCTAACTCTTTCTTTTCTTATCTTTTTCTTTACATCAATTGCCATTTATGTCATCCTGCTATATAAAGAAGCACTTCAACAGATTTTCGATCATTACTTAGGGCTGGAACCGTAAATGTAACTTTTATACCTACTTTTGCTGTGTGTTCATTGTCAAATTTTTCAACAAAAGGTTCAAAAGTATCTAAGTTTATATACGGCATGAACTTAGCTGTTGTCTTAGCAATTCTTCGAGTGGCTTCTGCATCGCCGTTTTCGGCGCCTAGCTCAAATGTGAGTTCACTTAAATTTGCACCAAAATCGTAAAACCCCAAACGATCTCCGTGGTTTGTCATTAGCATATTTCTAAAGTTGTCACATATAACCTTTGATCGATCAGTATGCATTTTTAGAAAAGAATTGTTACCCAAGGATATCGGGGTTGCAATTCCAATTGGGGGATTATTCTTTTGCTCTAGAGCTTTTTCTTTCTTATTGTCAATGTCAAGCTCACCAACACTCTTAAAGCTATAAACACTTCTATGATTGCGCTTAGTTGACATGACACACTCCTACAAGGAGTAAGTATACATAGACGTGAGTGTGCGTGTACTAGAGTTGCTTTCTACTTGACCAAACCCTTGCCGTTTGCTAATTGAAACGGAGCTTGACCAAAAAACATTGGAGCTGGTTGCATAAAAGGAATGATTGGTGTTCCAGGTATTATAATTGTTCCAATTGGAACAAACCCGAAACCTCCAAAGCTAGTTTTAAGATATGTGCCACCAGGAAATTCTACCTTGACACCTGTAATTTCTAAATCATCAACAATATGTTTAACAATTTGCTCTGCAATTGCCTTGGCGAAGGCATTGCAAAATTTAGAACGATGTCCATCGCCATCATCAGGAGCTTGACCTAAGGCAGCATCAAGTTCTGACTTTAATGTTCCCTTAAGTGAACTATGTAATGATCCTGCATCCAATGCCATTATTTTATTAAACCTGTTCCATCATTCATTTGCTTATGAATGAGCGGTGGATTTGGGAAGTTAATTGCAGGAATTCCCATGCCGCCAAAAACATTGATGACATATGAAGCCGGATCAACCTGGATCATGATTCCTTTTACTTCTAAATTATCAACAATGTGTGAAACAACTTCTTTTGCAACAGCCTTTGCAACAGCATTACAAAATTTTTGTCTATGGCCATCACCTTCTTCGGGAGCGGCGCCTTGTTCTGCATCTAAAGCAGATTTTAGTGCAGACTTCAATGCTGATTCTAATTTTCCTGCATCTAAAGCCATTACTTTATCTTTCCAACTTTGCTCAATATTGAGTTTTCGCCGCCTCCGTCACCTAGCGCAGCTAATACTTGAATAACAGCTGCCAGGACTGCAGGATTTAAAACATTTGGGCTGGCGCCTGTTGATATTGTAGGAGCATTATCTCGAATTGCCTGCAAAAACGGTAATAGCACAGCATCTGTAAGCGTATTACCTAAGACAATTTGTTCTTTTGCGCCGCTACCTACATATGTTTGATTTTCTCGACCATCACCGATAACAATTTGTGATGCATCAATTAGAACCTTTCCCCCTGGAAGCATTGTAATTGTACATGCCTTTTTTGGATCTTCATCTTCACGAACAATTCTAATCGATCCTTCTTGTTTTGGGCGGTCATTTTCTTCTTTTGTATGACGAGAAACAATTCGAATTTCATTTGACTTAACAATAACATAAGGGGATTCATCAACAGGTTCTGCACCTGCGGACTTAACAAACCCCGGGGTTTGTGCAGCCAGGCCCAAATTTGAATCTCCGTCTGTATTCATTGAAACATAAACTCTTGATGCATCATGGACAAAATCAGGGTCACCTTCAACAGGAATGTCTTGACGATTAAGCTTAATGTCTTTTCTAGTATCGTCACCAAAATAGCTAGCAGGATTTTTATCAATTTCTAGTGAGCCTCGTGCATTTGTTATAATACGAGGTTCTGTGTCCACTAACTCAGGCTTATCAGGATCTAGATCACCTGCAAACATTCCTCTGCCGGCTACGATATCAACTGTTCCGGAAAACTCTCTTAATCCTTCGCCCTCGGGAGTAAATGCATTACTATTTGTTGCTCCTTCTGGCCTTTCTTCTGTTGTCCACCCTCGATCTTGACCCAGACATATTAATGCATTATGTGATCCTTGCAATACAAGGTCTCCAGGTCGCTTAGTAAATCTAGGCACAGGCTCTAAGCTAAATGCTTGGCCACCCATTGAACCTGTAAAAATAATTTCAAATATGGGATCCTTAATGTCTTCAGGTTGTGCTAATGTTGTTGCCTGGTCATCACCTTGTTCCGTTGCACCATTGACAAAATTAGGCGGCCCTGGAAGAGTTTCGGGATCTTTTGTTCCTTTAACTTCCTGCTTCTCTTCAGCTTCGTCTTTTTCTTCTTCTTCTTCTTCAGGCTCTTTTTCTATATCTGATAGGTCTTTTTCGCCGCCTTTGGCTATGGCAAATCTTCGATCACCGTGTGTATAATTTATATCATCAACAAAATTAGGTTCAGCAATTCGACTTATCCAAAATGCAACTTTTTGTGGAACGTCGGGCGACTCAGAAAATATCCAAACATGTTCACCTTGCTTGATAGGCATAGAAAGATATGGCGGAAAGAATGGATAACAAAGAAGATCTTTTGTGCCCGATTTGTCAGCGCCTGCTGCATATAGCCTAACGATTAGTGAATTTCTAGGTGCGTACTTAAGTTGCTCTGGTGCCACCAGTGTTTGTGACAATTCTTCAACTTCTTCTAATGTTCTTAGCGATATATCATTAAGCAATTCTATTACAACTGCACGCAAAAAAACCTTAGAAGGCGGTGCATTTGCAATATCACTTATTTCTTCAGAGTGGTCGACCCTTTTGGTCGCAATTTTTCTCTGTACGTCTACACCTTTACGCTTTGCCATATCTTAACCTTGAATCTCGCTAAAGATATCGTCAGGATCTATCTTAGCAGACTCCTCTTCAGCTTTGGCAATTAGCTCTGCCAATCGAAGAATTTGTTCATTAGACTTACACATTCGCTCTAAATACTTGGTCATGACACCGCCCATTGTGGCGTGACCAGCAGATCCATCACTCATATTTTTCCATGCATCATCAAAAAGCATTGATGCATTAACGCGATCAGTAATTGCGTTTTCGTATATCTCTTTCCACAATAGCTTTTTTTTATCTTGTGTAGAGGTTAAACCATCAAGTATTTCAGAAAATACTTCTATCTTTTCTCTGGTTTTACTAAGGTTGTCTAGACCTTTTTCTATATTGTCTGACATATAACACTCCTTAGAAAAGGTTAAACTTGGCGTCGTAACCTGTTAACTTCCTGTAGTGTTTACGTATGGAGGACATGGCAACTGATAGTTGTTTAGGTGACAACCCGGAGATTTCTCTTACGTACACAAGGATTGCTCGTTTATTTAAGAAATCTAAGCTGTCTATATTTTTAAAGACTGCCTGGATAGCTGTTATACATGTTTTTTCTGATTCACTCGTTACAATTCCTGCTATTACTTTTAGAAGATCTTGTATTTCATTTCGAAGATTCGCGGTTATTAAGATTTCATCAGGTGGTGGCACAACATCATATGATTCATATGATGCTTTTTGAGAAGCCGTCATAGTCTCAGGAGCATCGACTGATACGTGTCTTTTCATACGTTTTGTTTGCTGTCGTGACTTTATAATTAGCCAATTTTTTGCAACAACATTAAAGTAAGAAAATGCCTTTGTACCTCTTTCTGGTTTCCATTTGTGAATTGACTCATAAAGAAATGAAACACAATCTGTTTTAAGGTCTTCAAAAGAATCATAAGCAGTTTTAAATCCGTATACAAAAATAAGATTTTCAACTAATTTTTCAAATGCAGGTTGAATTTTTGCCAAATAGACTTTTTGTTTTTCTTCAATTACATCTGTGTTTTGATAAGTGATTAGTGAGTCTTGTGTCTCCATGGTAAAATAAAGATTTCTACTTTTACCTTTTGATCTACGAATTTTTTTACGGCCTGCCATTATTGGATCTCCTGCCCCTCTTCTTCTTCGTCAACTTCCTCAATAGAAGCCATCTGACCGGCTGCATATAATACAGCATCACGTGAATGATTAATGTCAGACAGAACTTTCTTAACTTCAGGATTATCAAAAAATAAAGGGGTTTGTAAAGTTTGGGATATTGAGCTATAGCTTTCATCTAGTTTTTCTAGAGAGTCTTCAACTGCATCCTGCATTTTCAATATAATCAATCCAAACCTAATATTGTAGAATAGAGAGGCAATTAGTGCGACGCTCAATCCAATAATTATGTAGCTGACTAGATCCATTATAAGTCTAAACCACTAAAATGAGCGTCTAAGTGCTCACAAATTTTTTCATGAGATAAGCTTTCTCTAAGTCGCACACCTAGTTCTTTTGCCCATCCAAGAGGTGTTTCATAAGAGCTATATAGCTTTCTAAGACGCTTTTTTGCATCTTTTTCAGATGGTTCAGCCCAACGGGCATTTTGTATGAATATTTGATTATCAACCCTGGTAGGATCAATTTGACTCATTGTATAGTCAATAGCAACAAACTTTCCTTTTCTTAAAAAGTCTAGGTGGCCTGACCAGTTGGTAGCAACAATAGGTAAATCAGACGTAGCTGCTTCTAAAATAGGTAATCCATACCCTTCACCTCTAGTAAGTGATACCAGTGCTTTAATTTTGGGATGCTTATAGATGGATGCAATTTCTGAGTTTGACATTGAGCCATGCATAAAATGAATTTTTGGATATGGGCCGGTTCGAACTTCTTTAACTACCTGTTCAACAATTTTAAGTGTGATCTTTTTATCAATTTTAGTCCCTCGGCCGGAAGATGTCTTTAGTACAATTCCCACGTCAGGGCAATCTGCAAATTCTTCTAGTAGCCACTTTAAAGTGAAAAACAAATTTTTGCGATCGCTTTTTGGATTTTGTCCTGTAAGCATTCCAAATACTAGGAAATTAAAACTAGTAGAAAAATCAACATCTAGGGCATGTGTTTCAGAAGTAATCTCATGAATATATGATTCTGGGATGACTTTGATTGGCGTAATGCACTCACCAGATCTTTCAATAGTGCCTTTAGTAAAGTTAGAAGGAACAACTACAGAAGTCATTCGATTGCATGCACTAACCCACGATGGATGGCATATATCAGTTTCAACCGCAGCTGTTACGCCTATATTCTTTTTGGCAATCGTTGGATCCCATTCATTGGGTAGCTGAACTTGGTATGATACGTCTATATTGCTTGGCATTTCTCCAATAGATGATCTCATAATCTTGCCGGCTAAACCATCTTCTGCAGTTTCATCAATTAACCACGGTGTAATTCCCCATGGTAAAATTTGTGTCACAACTTCGATATCATCTTTTTGAAAAAGCCACTTGGCAATTTGTCGTGAATGATTTCCGTAGCCAGATTGTGATAATAGTGGGCCTCTAATTAGGACTTTCTTTTTCATATTAAATCTCTCTCACGTCCCATCTATTATAACGATCACGCCAGTTCTCGATTAATTCTGTAAGTGTTTGATCCCATTTAGCTACGGTATTTTCTAATGCAAATTCACTAAATGCATAATCTTGAGCCTTTTTCCCGAGCTTTTCTCTACCATCGGGACCCAATTCATACATCTTCATTAAGCTATCTGTGATAGATTCTACGCTACAATAATCTTCATAAATGTAAGGAACGTTTTGAGATCCCACCATGGTTTGAAATTCAATAGGCAAAGAAAAACCGTTTTCGGATCCATCTCTATGATCTACAACTTGTCTTTTTTGTCCACCTGTATGTGCTGCAATAATTGGTTTGGCACACATCATTGCTTCTAGAGTTGAAAGACCAAAGCCTTCTGCATAACTAATATTTATTGTGAAGTCGCATATGTTGTGAAGTACATTCATTTTTTCAAATTCGATTCTATCAACAGAAAATACAACATTATCCTTAATGCCCAACATATCTACAACAGCATATAAGTTTGGACCCTCTTGATCTTCAGGGTCTGTATGCATCAAGATTGTTGCATTACGATGTCCATGCTTTTTTTCTAAATTATCTAGAAACATAGACCATGCCCACAAAAGATCGCCCGGTCTTTTTCGTTTGGCATTTCGATTTACCCAAAATGCTGTAAAATGGTCGACTCGATTTTCCCCCAAGACTATAGATTTTTGCTCTAATCTTTCTTTTTTTGTCATTGGATAAAATATCTCTTTTGGTACAGCATGAGGAATGAAATTTGTTCTTCCTGGAGCTATATCTTTGACATACTCGTACGTATCATACGAATGACAATTAATTAAATCAGTAGAGTCGTATAAAACCTGATTGAACTCCGGTACCGGTCGATTATCCCAAACATGCCAGTAAGCTATTGGACAAATTTGATGAATTTCGTCTTCCATTTCCCACAACCACACAAAAAATCTAGGATCTGTAAATAAAATTACAACATCAGGCTTCTCTGTTGCTAGCGTAGTTTTTATAAGTTGAGGATCTCCAAAGCCATCGACGGGCTTAATAATAAAGTCGTCATTTACTTTGGTTGGTCTATAATCTGTGTGCTTAATTGCAGCACCAAATTGACGTACAGTCCACTTTCCTGTTTCTATTAGACCATTAACCAAAAATCTACTTTGACACCCGACACCTGAGGTGCTTAGCGCATGGTCCGACAATAATAGTATCTTTTTCTTCTTAGACATCTAATTCTAGATCTTTCAATTCAAACATATCATATGCGATCTGTGTAATCAGTAAATTACGTACAGTGCTCCGTGTCCTTAAACGGACAGTAAGTACATGAGTTTCTGTTTTTTAGATTAAATTGCTTCTGCACCATCTTCAACATGCTTCTCATAATTTTAAGAGCGCGCTCTAGAGATTTAGGGCCGACAGAAACATCTACTAGGTCACACATATTACCGGGTTTGCCGCCCCGCTTAAGCAAAATAAAGCCGCAACGAATATCTTTAAGCGGTATATTGTGCTTTATAGACCAAAAATGCTTATATAAGATAAGCTGAGCTGTCATTAAAATATCTTGCTTCTTATCTCGACGCCAACCGTAAGCGTTGGCTGTCTTCCAGTCTATAATCCAGTAAATGTGACCTTCGCCTCGCTTCTTTGGAACCTTAATGATGGCATCAATAAAGCCCTTGAACTTAATATCACTACCTTCTATAGGTTCATAAAGCTCTTCTTCAGCAGCAACAGTTTCCCATTCAGGAAATTTCTCATTTAGAAATCGTGGAATATCATCCCACATATTATTTGCCCAGTCAACCCATTCATCACAATGATGATACTTGTACCAGCCAGGCTGTTTTGCTACCCAATCTTCATTATCAAAACCATGTTCTTGCCATGCTGTTCTAATGTCTAATATTAGCTTTGTTCGATCAGGTGAAGATTTTTCAATTAGCGATTCACATCCTTCGTGAACTGCTGTTCCAAAATCTAAAAAAGGTGAGGGCTCAAAAACATCGATCTTATCGACGTATGTAAGCTTATGTTTGAATGCACACTCTTTCCATGTCTTTATTTCAGAAAAAGAAATGTGTGGTTTGCCTGTGGGAAAATTGTTCATAATAGCCTTTCTTTAGACCATTATAACACATCTGCGGGATCTTTACACTCGTAACTTAAAATCTTTAATATAGTCTTCAAGTAGCACAGTCGGCAGCCAGCCAGTATCGATAACTGTTTTTTCAATATTTGCCAACGTCGTCCAAGCTTCGCCCGGCCTAGATGGTATAAACTTGGCTGTACCATCAAAGAGCTTTACTAAGTCATTAATAGAATAATTTGTACCTGTGCCCAGTTGGTATACATCACCACTATACGTACCTTTGGAAAGTGCAACCAACCCTGCAACAATATCACTTATATGAGTGAAATCCCGGCGTTGCTCGCCTGTTCCTGTGACAGTTAAGTCTTGTCCTAGACTTATTTGGTTTTCAAATATTCCCACCACTGTTGCATACGCTCCAGTAGTTGGTTGACGATCACCGTATACATTGAAAAATCTTGCTGATACTGTACTTACTTCATATACTTTTGAATACATCTCACAACATTGCTCGCCTGTATATTTTGCAAATGCGTATGGATTAAGCATAGGGCCGGCATAAGCTGACGATGAACCTGCATATACTAATTTAGCATTGCAACTTCTAGCTAACTCACAAACATGTGCAGTTCCCATTATATCAATGTTCAAATATTTTAATGGATCCTTGAATGATGGTTGAATTCTTGCTAGGGCGGCTAAGTGATAGATTACATCAAACTTTTCATTAATGTATCGATATGTATTTAGATTAGCAACATCATCAATCCAGTATGTAACATCTGATCTCATATAATTTCGACTTGATGATTCTGATGATAAGTTATCAATTACAACAACATCTTTGTGACCTTCATTTTCAACTAAATAGTCAACTAAGTGTGATCCCACAAAGCCTAACCCGCCTGTAACTAATATTCTCAACTAATCCTCCGATACTGCTCGACCTTTCATGTCGAGCCAATCCTTATTGTTTCTATAGTTAGCATTTGATCTAGAAACTTGTTTCAAAAAACTAGCATCAGATAAAAATGTTTCTGCAAAATGAATCATTGCGGCAAGATCTTTGGGAAAGCAATGCCCTCCAAATCCTTTGTCGCCATCTGGTCCTGGAACTGCTAAGTGACTTGGTCCAATTCGCTTATCTAATAGAGCATACTCACAAACCTTGTCATAGTCTAAATTCGTAGATTCACAAATATCATACATTTGATTTGCAAAAGTAACTTTAGTTGCTAAAAAACAGTTTATGAAATACTTTACCATTTCAGCTGTACTAGATTTAGTGACCACTATGGGAATGTTTGGAAAGGGTTTTCGAAACATTTGCTTAACTTTTTTTGCTCCGGAGCCACCAATGATAATTCGACTTTGATTTTTGAAATCACTAAATGAATTGGCTTCTGTTAAGAACTCAGGACTAAAAGCGACTGATATATTTTTGCATAGACTATTTAGCTTATTGGTTGTTCCTGGTGGAACTGTAGATTTAATGACTACTACTTTTTCTTTTTGATTATATTGATATGCTATATCATCAATATCTTTTATAGCTGTTTCAAGTATTCTAGTATCACATTCACCATTTTTTCTCATAGGCGTTGGTAAGCATACAAATATAATAGTAGAGGCACAAATTGTCTCTTCTAAAGTATCCGTCATGCTTCTCTTTGGATCAATATCATATGTTACAACTGAATGATAATCTCTAAGTCCTTCTCTCAAAGCAGAACCCACAAAACCTTGACCTACTATTCCAACATTCATGGGTTGACCCGCTTGTAGTCATCCTCTATGCGTACAACATCAGAAAGTTCAGGTGTTGATACTTCTACTAATGTAACATCAGAGTCTCTAGCTTCAAATCTATGAATATCACCCGGGTATATATGATGAGATTCACCTGTAGACAGACTAGTCTCGACATTCTTACCTGTTTTAGAATCTGTTGTTGTTAAAATTAAATTTCCGGACATTACGTATATTGCTTCTTCTTTTTTTTCATGATACTGTAATGATAGTCTGTGCCCCTGTCTTATGTACAAGACTTTGCCGGCGATTCTTTCTGAATTTGCCCATATAACTTCATAGCCCCAAGGTTTTTCAATTTTTTTCATGATTTGCCCTTGATGCTTTCAAACATTCGATAAAAGAAATCAAAACCTTGCGGCATCAAATATTTGTCAACTTGTTTTCTTAAATACTCCGGATCTGTTTTTGTTTCTAATTCATTGCCAGGCTTAAAAATAGATTCACTATTCAAAACTAAAGATGCAATACCAACATCGGTAGAAATTATAGGTGTACCTGTGCATGCACACTCTACAATAGATTGTGGTCCACCCTCATATCTAGCTGCAACAATATACAGATCTAGCATATTATACATTGCATTAATTACATTTTGAGGAGGAAGCTCAGCATAATAATATTTGATGTCTGCAGCTTTGAGTCGATTCATAACATATTGTCTTCTCCAGCCCCCCAACAAAACTTTGACTTCAATGCCGGACTTTGCTTTTTCATCTCTAAATCGTTCAACAGCATCACAAAATAAATCCGGGCCCTTTTCAAGTTTTGGACTTATTAAATCTGATCCTTCTGTATCTCTTTGAAATGAGCCTATAAGAAAACAATTTGGATCAATACCTAGCTTTGATCGTATTACAGTTTTGTCCTCAGCAATTTTAAACCATAACTGACTATTGACCCAGAATGGCATCACCCAAATAGGTTTCTTTGTGAATCCCTCAATTTGCTCTTTAGTTTTTTCACAGGGAACATGATAATAGTCAATAAACTGATCTCGTGTTTTGAACTCATTGATTTCAGATTCACCAAACTTATCAGGAACAATATGATGAACTGATGCTACAACAGTTTTCTCTCTCAAAAGATCCGGATGAATTTGGTTCCAACACCAGTCAGCTAGCAACCAAATAATATCAGCATCTTTAGGGTGATTGACTGTTACATCACTATAATGCTCATTCCATTCTAGGACAAATCTATCACAAATCCAATTCTCTTTAGGCGCTAAGGCAAATATTTTCATAAGTTAGATAGTATTTTTTCATATTGATCTGCTGTTTTTTGTAGATCAATATGATCCTTACAAACAACAAGATCTTGAATGTTAATTCCCGTTAAACATGATAAATCTAATGGGTAAGGATCGTCATAATCAGTTAATTCAAAAGCATACTTTGTTTTTTCTGGTACAATAAATCCTCCGGTGCCGACTAATTCTTTAGTACCTCCGGATGAACTACATATTACAGGACAATCTTGAGAGAGGGCCTCAACAACAACATTTGGGCAATGATCTAGCCATGCTAGATGCAGCATACAGTCAGCCATAGAAAATATTTCTAAGCATAATGAATGCTTGACATTGTTAGTATAGAAAATATCTGATCTTTTTGTGATGTGGTCAGGCAAAGATCCCATTACTATTAGGCAGGTATTCTCATCGCCTGCTCGAAGAATATCATACGCTTCAATATTTTCTTTAAGACGTTTTTGTCGATGCCAATTTGCTGAACACACAAATACTTTACTAGATTTAGACCTTATATCTTTAAGACGCCTGTTAGAAACCTTAACTTTTTCTGCATCGATTCCGTTTCTTATAACAGTACCTGGCCTCTCTCCCCAATGATGCTTAGTCATATCATGATCAAAAGTAGATTGCCAAATTACAGAATCACAATTATCATAAGTCCATCTTATAAGACGATTATGGGTATCAAATTGTGAAGGTTTAAACCATATTCCATCCAATCGCTGAATTACTCTTTTGTCTTGAGCCCATCGACGGGTTGGTTCTATAAAAACTAAGACTACTTCATGCTCTTCGTTGTAGTTGACAATTTCATGGCCTCGCTCAGTTAAAATAGTAGCTAACCTAGAAGCAAAAGTATTTGGTCCGGACCGTGAAGAAAAATTTACATTATCAAAATGAACCTTCATCGTTCAATTTCTTTCAAGTACGTCTGGATGCTTTCGTTCCACGTTATGGGTTGATACTCATTTTTAGAAAAATTATTGCTTAGAATTAAATTCTCCAACTCTGAGAGGTTACCGAATGTATGACTAATACCTGCGAATTCCACGGCTCCTCCGCCATTCTTGTGAACATAAGTTGGAAGGCCGCATGAGATTGCTTCTAAGATGTGATTTGGACCAGGATCAAATCTACTTCCACTGATGTAAACATCATGCCCTTTAAGTCGATTTGCTAGTTCATGACCTGAACATGGATCAATACAGCGGGTATTTGAAAATGTCTCTCTATGACGCCCAATATATGTGAATTCGATCTGATTTTTACCTGCCATGCAATCTAAAAATTCATAAGCATCAAAGCCCTTCAGAAGATTATTAGACCAGTGATGCGCTACGACCGACGTTAATCGACCTTTTTGTCTTTCTCCTGGACAAAATATATTTTGATCTACACCATTAT